TTTTACCTTCAACAATTAATATATTTTTATCAGAATAATTTTTAATTTCTCTGTACCAATTTATTTTTAAGGATGATGGACAAATAATTAAAACTTTCTTGGATTCACTTTCTAATGATGCAATAATTGCTGATGTAGTATTGTGTGTAACAATACAATGTTCTGTAACGTATAACTTATCAGGCGCGTCAACGGATATACACGTACATTCATCTTGACCAATTTTTTCTATATTTTTAATATACCTACCCGTTGGATATTTTTGAGGTTCATTATATCTTTCTGACTTTCGTTTTAAACGAAACGGATTCATTCCTGATGGTAGTTTTATATTTACACGATAAGATATTGAACATTCCACACGTTTACCATCTTTTTTATAAAAACTCCTTCTTGATTTTTTTCTTGCGATACCTCCTAATGTTTGAACAATTTCACACACATCGTCGCATAATTTTTCAGAAATTGTTGAATATTCAGTTCCTCTAAAAGAACCATTTTTTGATAACATACAATAACCATCAGTGTCCATCAAACCTTGTAATATCGCAAGTCGGTTCTCAATGGATGAATATTTATATATCTCAGGTATAAATTTATTATGAGAACGAGTGTGTTCGATTCCTAAATCAAAGAGAGACTCTCCAACATTAATATAACCATTTCTTTTATTATCCTGTGGTTTATTTTCTTTTAACAAATGATTACTAAATAACTCATCATAATCGTCTTTATGTAGACTAAATCTTATGTTTTTTCCATTAAATGACCCATCACCTAAACCAAGTCCTAATAAATAAGGATCTATAGGTAATTTATTATCATTAATGAATTCTATTGGTTTTACAATCGGAATCTGCCATTTGTTATTACCATTTGGAGATTTATAGTAAGTTTCAATGTTATAATTTTTTTCTGAATTATACCCGTCACCTTTTATTATTATTACCCCTCCTTCAAACATTTGTTTTGTAGACAATATTAACGATTTTTTTAATCTTTCATTTTTCGTGTTTTTACCATAGTTAGGTGATGAGACCGACCATAAATGTTCATCTCCAGAAATAATTGAATACCCATCATTAAATGTTATTTTATAGGTATCTTTTATTCCTTGTGGAAAAACACCTATCACATTACAAGGTTTACCATTTGAACCAATTACCCTATCTCCGATAACGATTTCACCCATTTTTTTAATACCTAATTCTGTGTAAATCAATGTATTATTTGTCAAGAATTTACCCACGCCCATATCGTCAGCTAAAATAAACTTATTATTTGATAATAATTTTTCTATTGCTTCTTTTTGATGATTCATGGGTGCCCTATGAGAATAAGGAGAATAATCAATAACTCTATTTAATTTTTTTTCTTCTTGAATAACAGCGAATTTTGGTAACCAAATTCCTTGGTTATTTTGATTTTCTGTAATTTTACCCCATATATGATAAGCGTTTTCACTTTCACATAATAATTTTTCACACCAAATTTTTTCTGGTAACGAAGATAAATTTTTATCTTTCATTAAATTCTCAGAAAAATTTTTGGTAATAACTATATATTTTTTTGCTATTTTTGGTACAACATTACAATACTTTATAACATATTCAGATTGTGTTCTTGTTAAATTATATTTTATATTATTAACCATTTTTTGTTTCCAATCTAATATTTGATTGTTAAATCCTTCATATTTTAACAATATTTCTCTAGCTTCTATTTCAGGTATTTTATTCTCCATAATACACAAATATACTTAAAAATTTTTTAATAATAAAACTATTTATTAAATATGAAACAAAAAATACCTATAACAAGACTCACTAAATTTTTTTCTGAAGATGATTTTAAATTAAATCAACAGATAGGTCAAGAATATCTCCATGGTGACCTTAATATGAAATTAGTACTATTTAGAATTAACACACAAAGAACAGATATTGATAATGTTTATGGTGAAGTTGGAAAAGACCAAATAAAATTTTTTCCACCCGTTGAATTTAATGGTTTGGTAAAAATTGAAGAGCCAAAAAATAGTACATATAAAAACGGATTAAACAGATATTTAGAACCTGGTAATATGGTAGTTTCAGTTTACATTTCTCATTTGGAAGAATTAAAAATTGATATTAAGTATGGTGATTTTATTGGTTACCCTGAATCGGAAGAAAGGGTAAGATATTACACAGTAGTAAACGATGGAAAAGTAATATCAGATAATAAACATAATATGTTTGGTTTTAAACCATATTATAGAACAATAACTTGTGTTCCTGCTCAAGAGTCCGAATTTAGAGGTATATAATAATATTAATCAAATAAGTTAGATTATTTATAATAAATTAAAAAATGGGACTACCTAAAAGAAAAAATGATATTCAGGTTTATGGTGTTAGTGAAAACGTAAACGAACCTAACATTAAAGGGAGAAGAAAAGAGTTGTTGGAAAGAATAACAAAATCAGATACTTTTTTACCTGATTCAATTCTCCATGAAGACCTTGATTTAGGTATGTTAAATTTTATAACAGAAAATTTTAAAATAGTTTCTGATGGGGAGGAAATTCCAATAATACCTAAAATTTTAACAATTCAAAGATGGGGTGAAATTTCAAATAACTGGTCATTTTCTGATGAAAGTGGTAATATAAAATTACCTTTCATTGCAGTAATCAGAAAACCTGATGTTCAATTTGGGACTAATCCATCTATCCATAGAACTATACCAGATAGAAGACAATTTTTTTATGCGTCAGTTCCTAATTGGAATGGTACACAAATTGGTGCGGATGTGTATAAAATACCACAACCAATTGCAATTGATATTTCATTTGAAGTAACTGTTATTTGTAATAAATTAAGAGATATAAATCTTTTTAATAGGAAAATATTACAAAAATTTTCATCTAGACAATCGTATACCACAGTAAAAGGACATTATATTCCAATTGTATTAGAAAGAATTGAAGATAGTAGTCCAATGGAGTCTTTAGATAATAGAAGATTTTATATTCAAAATTATTCTTTTTTAATGTTAGGGTTTTTAATTGATGACGAAGAGTTTGAAGTTAAACCAGCTATTAGTAGATTATTTTTATTAAATGAATTTATTCAAAGTAATAATTTTATAAAAAAATATGTTACAAAAACTATTGAAGTAACTATATCATCTTTCCCTGCTGATGGAATACAAACTTCTTTTAGTGTTGGTGAAACTATTAATATTTTATTTACCGTAACAATAAATGGTCTTGTTCAAATTAGAGATGAGGATTATTATCATGTGTCTCAAACTTCTAAAATAACTTTTGATGAACCACCTATTGAAGGTTCAACAATTACTATAACATATTTTAAAGGTAAAAACGATTCATTTATAAATACATTTGGAAAACCACTTAATGTTTATTATCAAAATTTTATATACAATGGAAGTTCTTTAGAATTCACCACAAACTCATCTATTGATAGTGTTATTAGTTTTGATATTAATGGTCTTATTGAAGAAGAAAGTGTTGGGTATGAAGTTTCTGGTGACTATAAAGTAAAACTTTTAGGTGTACCAATTATTGGTTCAAAAATAGGTGTTGTTTATTTAAGTTAATTTTCACCATATATATCTTTTTTCTTAGATTTACAATTTTCTTCTATCCATTTTTGGATAATCTTATACATTTTAAATCCATTTTTATCACAATGTTCTTTTAAGATTTCGTGATGTTTTTTACTTATTTTAATATTTTTTAATATTATTTTTTCCATAAAGATAATTTAATGTTTTTAAAGATATTTTTATATCTTTTTTTAAAAATATATAAAAATCTTTCATAAAAATAAACATATTTATAATATAAGAAATAAAATAAATAAACCAAAATTTTAAAAATGGCAAATTCAAATAGAGTTTTCGTATCTCCAGGTGTCTACACCTCAGAAAAAGATTTAACATTTGTTGCACAAAGTGTTGGTGTCACAACTCTCGGATTAGTTGGTGAAACATTAAAAGGCCCTGCCTTTGAACCTATACTTATTAGTGATTATAATGAATTTAAACAATACTTTGGTGGTTCAACACCTGTTAAAGATGGTAATGGTAATCCAAAGTATGAATTACCTTATGTTGCAAAATCGTATCTTGAGGAATCAAATCAACTTTTTGTTACAAAAATATTAGGATTAACCGGATATAAACCAGTTAAAACATTCGCAATTAAAACAATTGGTGGTGTTGAATTAGGTTCATTAAGTGGTTCAACTTCTGGAACATGTGACCCATCAACTAATGCACAAATAACAGGAAGTACATTTTACCAAAAATTATCGGGTATAACAACTTATGATGGTGAAACCTTTTTAGATTATATGACACAAACATTTAGTAGTAATACTAATGCAAATAATGGTCAATGGTTTGTTATTGGTTTGGTACCTGAAAATTCAATAACAGGGTTGGTTAGTAGTGATGAAGAGATATCACCATTAACTGGACTTATAAATTCGACAACCCCAAATGGAAAAGAATGGTATAATCAATTATGTAATACTAATGGTACTGAAGTTTATTCATATTTATTTGTTTATACTTCAGGTGGTACAGGAACTTTTAATATAACTCAGTTCACATATAATTCAACATTATTAACTGATTATAATAACCAAGTAGTTGTTTCTTTTAGACCAAGAGGTTCATATTCAGGACAAACACTATTACTTGAAACAACAGGTAACACACAATTTAATATTAGTGGAAATGATTTATTAAAAAATCCATTAGCTGAATTTACAATCAATGTTACGGGTTCAACAAGTGGTTCTAAATCATTTACATGTTCTATGGATACAACATCATCAAAATATATTACTAAAGTTTTAGGTACTGATGTTTTTGATAAACCAAAAGATGATATTCCTATTTATGTTCATGAAACATATCCTAATTTTTTATCTTCAGCATATAAACAAGGATTTATAAGAGGATTAAGTTTAGATGAAGTATATGTATCAGAAGGAAATAATTTTGCAACACAATGGGATACCCCATTATCACCAATGGTAGTATCAGAAGTTAGAGGTGGTAAAGTTTCAGATTTATTTCAAGTAATTACTGTTTCTGATGGAAATAGTGCAAATGAACAAGTTAAGATTTCAATTATAAATATTAATATTGAAACTGGTGAGTTTGACCTTTTAGTTAGAGATTTTAATGATACTGATGAAAATCAAGTTGTAATTGAAAAATTCTCACGTTGTTCAATGAATCCTGATTTACCTGGTTACATTGCAAGAAAAGTTGGAACATCTGATACTGAATATGAATTACGTTCAAAATATATCATGTTAAATATGGCTTTAAATCATCCTGTAGATGCGTTTCCAGCAGGATTTAAAGGTTTTGTAAATAATTCTTCATTTTCAGGTTCTACATTAGGTTCAATAATGTATAAAACTGAATTTTATGATGCTGGTGATATTGTTGGATATAATGTAGATGGTTCTGAAATTCAATCATCAGGTGATAAAGTAAAAAAAATAAGTTTTGGTCTTTCCTCACAAATGGGATACGATAAAGATTTATTTAAGTTTAAAGGTACGTCATCTATCACAACAACAAGTGGTTTTCATTTGTCAGTTAATGCTGCACCTATTACAGGAACAACATTTATTACAACACCATATAATTTAGAGAGTCAAACAGGTGTTGATAATGTATTAACAAATATAAATTATCGTAAATTTACATTTACAGTATGTGGTGGTTATGATGGTTGGGATATATATAGACAAGTTAGAACATATAGTGACCAATATATTTTTGGTAAACAAACATATATGAGTGGTAACACATCAAACGGTGGTTTGTTTAGTACATCTGTTGGTAATTCTGATTATTATTCTTATTTACAAGGTATAAATACATTTTCTAATCCCGAATCAGTTAATATAAATATTTTTGCAACTCCTGGAATTAATTTTTATGACCATAGTTCTTTAACATCACAATCAATTGATATAATGGAAAATGATAGAGCAGATTCACTTTATATAATTGCACCACCAAATTATTCTACTGTTGAAGAAGTTGTAGACGCATTAGATAATGTTTCATTAGACACAAATTATTCAGCAACATATTGGCCATGGATACAAGTTAGAGACGCTGATAATGCTACTCAATTATTTATTCCACCAACTGGTGAAGTTGTTAGAAACATCGCTTTAACAGATAATGTATCTTTTCCATGGTTTGCAGTTGCTGGTTATTCAAGAGGATTAGTTAAATCAATTAAAGCAGTTAAAAAATTGACTTTAGATGAAAGAGATGAACTATATAAAAATAGAATAAACCCAATTGCAACTTTTTCTGACACTGGAACAATTATTTGGGGAAATAAAACTCTCCAAGTAAGAGAATCTGCTTTAGATAGAATAAATGTAAGAAGACTCTTATTAAGAGCTAGAAAACTTATTTCAGCAGTTGCGATTAGACTATTATTTGAACAAAATGATGAACAAGTAAGAAATGAATTTTTAAGATTGGTAAATCCAATATTAGAAGCAATAAAAAGAGAAAGAGGTTTATATGAATTCCGTGTTACGGTATCAAATGAACCAGAAGATATTGATGCAAATACACTTAGAGGTAAAATTTACATAAAACCAACACGTAGTTTGGAGTTCATTGATGTAGAATTTATAATTACTCCAACAGGTGCTTCATTTGATAATATCTAAAAAATATATTTTTAATTATAAACCCCTATTTAAAATTTAAGTAGGGGTTTTTTTATTTTAATAAAATTAAATTTTTTATTATACTAGTATCTAGTATCTAGTATATAGGATCTCTAGTATCTAGTATCTCTAGTATCTAGGATCTCTAGTATCTAGGATCTCTAGTATCTAGAATATCTAGTATCTAGGATATCTAGTATCTAGGATCTCTAGTGCAAAAATATAAATTAATAAATTAATAATCAAGTTTTCTTTAATTTTTTTATATAATCATATATTTATAACTAAGTAATAAAAAAAACAAATAAAAAAATAAATATGGCAGACTTACTAATGAAAATGCCGGTTCCATATGAACCAAAAAGACAAAATAGATTTATTCTTCGTTTTCCTTCTAGTTTAGGTATAAACGAATGGTATGTGTCTTCAACATCTAGGCCTAGTGCAAAAATCAATGCGGTTGAAATTCCATTTTTAAATACATCTACATATGTTGCAGGTAGATTTACTTGGGCAGAAATTAGAGTCACTTTTAGAGACCCTATTGGACCATCTGCATCACAAGCATTAATGGAATGGTTTCGTTTACATGCTGAATCTGTAACGGGACGTATGGGATACGCTGCTGGATATAAACAACAAGTTGAATTAGAAATGTTAGACCCAACTGGTGTTGTTGTAGAAAAGTGGATTTTAGAAGGTTGTTTTATAACAGATTTAAACTTTGGTGACTTAGATTATTCAAGAGACGATATTGCAAACATAACCTGTTCATTAAGAATGGATAGGTGTATTCAAGTATTTTAATACATTATTTTCTTTATTATTTAAAATTTTTAATTCCTATAAATTTATTTGTAGGAATTTTTTTTAATTAAAATTCACATAGTTAATTAAATTTTGTATTTTATTATCAATAAAAAAAATAAAAAATGGAAGAATTTAAAATAGATCCCACTATTTCTTATGACATTGTTGAATTACCTTCAAGAGGTATTCATTATGGAAATAAAAAAAAGTCATTGAGGGTTTCTTATTTAACGGCATCTGATGAAAATATTTTATCAGCTCAAAACTTAATATCAACAAATATGGTTGTTGATGAACTTTTAAAAAGAAAAATATTAGATAAAGACATTTCAATTGATGAATTAGTAGATGAAGATAGACAAGCGGTTTTATTATTTTTAAGAAACACTGCTTTTGGATCTGAATATACTTTTCATTTAACTGATCCAAAAACAAATGAAGATTTCAAATCAACTGTTGATATTAGTGAAGTTAAATTTAAAGATTTTAATTTAGAACCTGATTCAAATGGTGAATTCAATTATCATATGGAAAAATGTAATGTTGATATAACTTTTAAATTTTTAACAAAAAAACAATTAATACAAATTAGTGAAATAGAAAAAAGTTGGAATGGAGCTGGTATTGCACCAATAGTAACAAAACAACTTGAAATGATGATAAAATCAGTTGCTGGTAATAGAGAAATGATGAATATTCATCAATTTGTTGAAAAATTACCAATTAAAGATTCACAAGATTTTAAAAAATATGTAAAAGATAATACTCCAGGTTTAGACCTGAAAAGAAGTGTAAAATCCCCATCAGGAGAGTCCGTACAAGTTGAAGTTGGATTTGGGGTTGAGTTTTTTCGCCCTTTCTACGGATTATAAAAAAGGACAATTAGACGAAATTTTATTTTTAGTAAAAAAAGGTTTTGGTTACAATGATATACTTCTTATGCCGATTTATGTTAGAAGATATTATATTAATTATATTATTGAGATAGAAAATAATATAAAATAGTATTTATTGTTATAAATTAAAATAATGGCAAATAAAACAAAAGATTTTTATTTACAAGAAATTAGAAGATATAAAGGAGACGTTGGAAAATACAATCAAGCTATTAGTACTTTTACAAACAATAGCATAGATGACCAAGATTTAGCAATGAATGCTTTGGTTGAATATAATAATGAAGAAAGAAAAAAAAGTAGTTCAAGTGACATCAACTATAAAGGATTAACAGAAAAAGTAACAGGTATTCAAAGTCTTAATTATAGTGTCGCTTCGAGTTCATTTATGAGTGAAAAACCTGAATTATTAGCAGGTGCAATTAATGGTTTAGTTGGGTTATTATCATCAAAAAAAACTCCAGAAGAAAAAGATAAATTACTTTTAACAAATGTAAAAGGAATGCTTGGTGGAATAGTTAATTCAGTATTTGAAGGTGTTACTGATATTTTAGAAAAAGAAGTTAAATTAAGAAATGATATTAATTCACAGATAGGTATTTCTGGTCAATTATCTAGAGATTTTAGAAATGAAATAATGGAATCCCTACCAACTGTAGAATCAATGGGATATAGTTTTGATGATTTAAGTAGTACTGTAATAAAAACTATGGAACAAACAGGTCGTTTTTCATTAATGAACAAAGAAACTATGGGAAAGATGGCTGTAACATCAAGGGCTTTTATTGGTGATATGGAAAGTTCAGCAAAATTAGTTAGAGATTTTGAATTATTAGGAATCGGTAATGAAAACGCTCTTGACAATATAAATAAAATCGGACAATCATCTTTAAATATTGGTTTACAAGCAAGAAAAGTTGTTTCTGAAACTCAAAATAATTTAAGTAAAATAAATGAATATGGTTTTAAAAATGGTGTAGAAGGTCTATCTAGAATGGTTCAAAAATCTATTGAATTTAGAAT